AGCGACGGGACCAGGAAAGCGCGCTGGCGTGCTGGGGGTTAGACCAATGATCAGCGAGTCTGTTAAGACCTGGTGGAAAGCCGCCACGGTTTCAGCGCTTCTCATTGCCTCATTCGCCGCAGGTAGTGTGTGGACGGAACGAGCATGGGAAAAGAAATGGGCAGATCGTAATAGTGCGGAGTCCTCTCAGGCAGAGAACGCTCAAACGGTTGCCCGTATGATTGAACAAGGGCGAGTAATCGCTCGCGATGAGGCTGTTAAAAATGCACAAGAACAGGCTGCAAAAGCGGCTGCGAATGCTGCTGGCCTGTCTGCCACTGTTAGCCAGCTGCGCACCGAAGCAACAAAACTTGCCACCCGCCTGGACGCCGCAAAGCACACCGCAGGTCTTGCCGCTGCCGTCGGAAGCAAAACAACCAGCGCTAACTCCGCAATGCTCGCCGACATGCTCGGAAGCATTGCAGAAGAAGCTAGATACTATGCTGGGCGATCTGATGACAGCTACCGCGCAGGAATGATATGTGAGCGTATCTACAACTCTTTAAGAGATTAAAAATGTTCAGCATTAGTGATTCTCTTGCATAGACAGATTTATCTCATTGACATGGAAAGTTTCGTTGCTAGGGTGTAAATTCGCTCTATACATCAGTGATGAGAGCGAGCTATGGATCCTAGAGGGAATTATTTAATCAAACCGATTGATGAATTGGGTCAAGGAACCTTTGGACGGGTTGAAAAGGTTGAAGTCTATAATACGTTAGGCCATTTCAGCGGCTTCTACGCAAGGAAGGTCCTTTCTGTGAATCCCAAGCTTATCAACCATCTCTTTTCTTTGGACGATTGGAAGCGAAGATTTGAACGTGAAGTCAGGTATCAAGCTGAGTGTACGCATGACAATGTTGTACCTGTATGCATACATCATCTTAGCATCGATAACCCATGGTTTGTTATGGAACTAGCTGAATGTGACCTCCGTAAACAGATGAACGAAGGTGTGTTGACTGAACGCGATAAGCTTGAAATGCTCAGGATGGTCCTAAAGGGAGTTGAATACATACATAGGAATGGTTACTTGCATCGAGATTTGAAACCGGAAAATATTCTCATGTACCCTGATGGTTGCTATAAAATCTCAGATTTTGGGCTTGTTAAGACAATTAACTCTGAAGCTCAATCAGCATTTCTTTCAAATATTTTGCAGGATCGTTCAATTGGTATAGGCACACCTGAATACATGTCACCAGAAGCACAGCGTGGGACATATACCGAAAAATCAGATATTTATGCTTTGGGTGTAATTATAAATGAATTAAACCTAAAAGATGCTCCCGGGATTGGGGCGATTGTGGATAGATCTACAGCATATGTCCCAAATGCTAGATTCGATTCAGTCACTCAGATGCTCAGTGATTTAGACAGTGTTATAGCGAGGACAATGCAATGATTAATTTGTTGAGTTGCGCAGCATTCTCATGCTCAAAAAATGTAGAGCATGACAATCAAGATGCGATATTGCTACCTCGGCAAGTGGATGGGGCATTTGTTTTTGCTGTTGCGGATGGCGTTGGTTCTTATCCTGGAGCCAAAGATGCTGCGAATATAGCAACTAGTCAACTTGCTGAACTCAATAAAGAAAAATTGTTAAACCCACAGCTCACATTGGAGCTAATACAAAATAACATTATTGCATTGTCTAATTTAAATAATGAATATTTTAAAGCGGCAACAACTCTTTCTTATTGTTTCTTAACAGCTAAAGAATTGAATGTGATTCATGTTGGCGATACCAGAGTTTACATTAAGAAGGGCGGCAAACTTAATCTTGTCACAAAGGACCATACTCAGCATCAAGAACTTTTGGACGACGGCCTTTATACTAAAAAAGAGCTTGAGCAATTGCCAGGAAAGAATACTCTTACTGCGGCGTTAACTCGCAGTTTGACGATACGGTATCAGCATGTAGTTTTGCCACTGGCTGATATAGTAGACGATAACGGAGTGCTTACACTTTTCATTATGTCTGATGGTGCACATCATTTCTGGGAGCATCGACCTCGTTTTTCTTTGAATACGCTTGGTAATGTTAGTAGCTTCACTGCAAGTTTGTATAAACGTATTTTAAAGAAAACACCCACCGATGATTATTCATTGATAGCTGCTCAATTCAAAGTTAGTTAACCCCATAAGTGCTAAAACCTCGCTCTTGCGGGGTTTTTTTATAGCTAGTACTTACCTTTATTCTCTTTTGTAGATCCAGCTGACAATAACTCTTCGAGGGTGTTTATAAGCCTCGGATATTCATCTCATATTCTGATGGGTCCTCCCGGCGGGGTGGCCTACCACGGGGCGGCTGGCGCGCGGAAAACGGCTAGTTTTTGCGATCTAGGGTCATCATCATCATTTATGCAGGTCTTTGATTTGTTTAAATGCCGTTTTCGCAAGATGTCGAATCGTTTAAAAAGTGTTCACCATCATGGACCAAGAAATCGCCGCATTAAAACTGAATATCAACCAGCTTGCCGGGATAACCGGCGTACACCGTCAGACGGTTGCCGCGAGGTTGAAAAATGTCGAACCTGCGCCAGGCAGCAACAGCAAATTAAAGCTCTATCTGGTTACAGACATTCTGACTGAACTGATGATCCCCACCGTGTCGACAAATATCGACGATATGGATCCATCCGACAGGCTCGCTCACTGGAAAGCAGAGAACGAGAGGCTGAAGTTTGAACAGGATACGGGGCAGTTAATACCTGCTGATGAAGTGGCGCGTGAATTCTCATTGATGGCGAAAGCCGTCGTCATGGTACTTGAAACTCTCCCTGACATACTCGAACGCGACTGCGCATTAACGCCGACTGCGGTTTCCCGCGTACAAAACGTTATCGATGACCTGCGCGACCAGATGGCGGAGAGGGTGAAGGACGCTGAAACAGAGGAGGAAGAGCCAGAGGAGGACTGATGGCAAAGCGGGCATCTGCCAGGGGCATCCGCCGCGATGTTTCCGGTATTTTACGTGCCCCGCGTCGTATGCCGGTGGCCGATGCGGTCGGTACATATATGCGCGTGCCGATGGGGGCAGGAAACTCCGTTCCATGGGATCCGGATCTTGCTCCTTATGTGATAGAGCCGATGAATTGCCTGGCCTCGCGTGAATACGATGCGGTTGTGTTTGTTGGCCCGGCGCGAACGGGTAAAACCATCGGGCTGATTGACGGCTGGATTGTCTATAACATCGTCTGCGATCCGGCAGATATGCTCGTCATTCAGGTATCAGAGGAAAAGGCCCGCGAGCATTCAAAAAAACGTCTGGACCGTACTTTTCGCTGCAGCCCTGAAGTTAAAAACCGGTTAAGTCCGAGGCGTAACGATAATAACGTCTA